GTACTGGGGGATTCTGCAGGGCAATTTGGAGGCCCTGTTCCTGGGCCGGGCCATCGAGCCAGCTGTCTTTGTCCCCTGGGACCTCTCCGGGATGGACCCCGCCGCCAACCAGGGCCGGCGGAAGACGCCGGATCGTGGGCTGGAAGCCGCCAGAGAGCGACATCTTCGCCAGGTACTCCCGAGGGAGCCGCGCTGAGAGGGCCATCCGCTTCATCCAGGGCGAGTGCTTCGTGCCGAAGGGCCGCGGGATGGGGAAGCTCTACCGGCTGCGGCCGCATCATAAGCGGGCGATCCGCGAGGCGCTCGCGACCGGCAACCTGGTCTCGATCCTCTCCTGCCCGCGCGGCTGGGGCAAGACCGGCATCGCCGCCCCGCTGCTGGTGTGGGCCTTCTTCGACCAGCCTGGCGCTCAGGTCATGACCACCTCGACCTCCATGCGGACCAGCCGCCTGGCCTATGACCGGGCGGTGCGCATCATCGAGCTGAACCCGCGCCTCTCCGACCAGGTGCTGATCTACAGCAACTCAGCCGAGCCGTACATGGTCATGCCGCACCGCGGCAGCCAGATGTTCCCGCTGCCGGCCCAGGAGAAGCACATCGTCGGCATGGATCCGACCTTCGTGCTGATCGATGAGGTGGGGTATGTGGACCGCGGGACGCTGACCACCATGACCAGCTCGCTCGGCAAGGTGGACGACTCCCTGCTGGTCGGCATCGGGACACCCGGCCTGGGTGCCGTCAGCGACGGCGAACCCAACATCATGTGGTCGCTGCGGGAACAGGCGAACGGCTCCAGCCCACCTCCGGGCCTCCGCTTCATCGAGTTCAGCGCCGACCCGGACTGCGACATCCACGACCGCAAGCAGTGGAAGAAGGCGAACCCCGGCGTGGGCGACCTGGTGAGCTGGGACGCCGTGGCGCTCGACGCCGCCACCCTGCCGCCGTCGGTCTTCCGCCAGATGCGCCTGGGCCTCTGGGTGCAGCACGAACGCGCCTGGATGACCCCGGAGGTCTGGGACGCGATCCCCGTCGATGTCGGGCAGCCGCGCGACGGCGCGAGCATCTGCCTGGGCTTCGACGGCAGCGTCAGCGGCGACGGCACGGCTCTCGTCGGCTACGAGCTGGGAACCGGCCGCCTCTTCGTCGTCGGCTGGTGGCAGCGTCCGGCCGGCGACCAGACATGGAAGGTGCCGCGGCCCATCGTGGAGATGACCATCGAGGCCGCCTTCACGCGCTGGAATGTCGTCTACCTCTACGCCGACCCGCCCTTCTGGCGGGAGGAGCTGGCGCGGTGGTCGCTCTCCTACGGGGACCGCATCGTGGAGTTCCCCACCTTCGCCAGGAGCCGCATGGCGGCCGCTACCGACCGGCTCTACGCCTCGATCCAGAAGGGCGAGCTGCGGACCGACGGGAACCCGGACCTCCGCGCCCATGCGCTCTCGGCCGTCGCGGAGATGACGCCGATGGGCGAGGTGGTGCGCAAGGACGCCCGCAAGCCGAGCCTCATCGACCTCCTCGTCGCCGGCATCCTGGCCCATGAGGCCGGGGCCGCCGCCGAGAGCCGGCCGACGCCGGCCATCTTCTGATGCCCATCCGGCCGTGCGTCGTCTGCGGTGCCCATGTCTTCATGGCGAGCGCCGCGGCGCGGCCGCGCTGCCGCGCCCATCCGTACCCGGAGAAGGTCGAGCGGGGCCGCCGGAAGCAGCTCGCGGCGGCCGTCGTCCGGGGCGCGTCGTGCGTCAGGTGCGGAGCGCCGGCGCAGGAGGCCGACCACCCGGTGCCGCTCTCCCGCGGCGGCAGCCCGACGGCGATGCAGCCGCTCTGCCGGCCCTGCCACCGGCAGAAGACCGCGGCCGAGCGGTGACCGTCGTGACCGACGGCGGCCCGTGGCGCGGGCCGTCGGAGGAGGAGTGGCTGGAGCGGATCGCCCGCCCCTCGACGCCGGCCGGCGAAACGATCCCGTGGATCAAGCCGCATAATCCGCGAGACATCCAGGAGCTCGAGGCCAACGAACGCATATTCGTTCGTGCGTCGGGCGTTGCATAGGGTGCATGGAACCGGCTACGCTGCACGGCACCGGGCCAAGAGGTGAACATGGGACTCTGGCAGCGGTTCAAGGACGGCACCCTGGGCGCACCCCAGGAGCAGGAGCGATCCGCCATCCCTGACGGCCTCTTCCCCGCCCTGGAGGCTCTCGGCGGCGGCATCGAAGGCAGCTACATCGACGCCGTGCTGGCGGGTCTGACCGGCGACTACCTGGGCCTCCAGGCCATCCCCGCGGTCAACCGGGCGGTCACCTTCATCCGCAGCGCTTGCGCCTCCATGCCTCCCGTCGCCTACCGGGACGGCTACCCGATGAGCGAGCAGCCGAAGCTCCTGAAGGAGCCGTCGAGCTTCTCGACCCGCTACGACTTCATCGGTGACACCGTCAGCTCGATGGTCGAGGCCGGCGAGGCCTTCTGGTGGGTGCCCGAGACCACCCGCGACTACGACGGCTACCCGACCGAGCTGATGGTGGTGCCCGCCAACGAGGTGCAGATCGAGTGGGACGAGAACCGGCTCGTCCGGCAGTACACCTGGCGGGGCCGGCGCATGAAGGCCCACGCCGGCCGCGCCACCGACTTCATCCACATCCCGCTCAACCGGCGCTCGACCGAGCTGCACGGCCGCACCTGGCTGAAGGATTGCGCCGCGAGCTTCGCCACCATGCTCACGGCCGAGCGCTACGCCGCCGACTTCTATGTCAGCGCGGCGATCCCGTCGGGTGTCATCAAGGTGCCCATCACGATCTCCGACGGGGACGCGAAGAAGCTGAAGCAGCAGTTCATGGAGGGTCAGCGCACACGCACGCCGGCGGTCCTCTCCGGTGGCATCGACTACGCCGCGACCCAGACCAACCCCTACGAGGCGCAGCTCATCGACACCCGTCGGTTCGGGGTTACCGAGGTGGCGCGGGCGTCCGGCATCCCGGCCTCGATCCTGCTGGTCGAGATGCAGGGTGCCTTCGATGTCTACACCAACCTGGAGGCCGTCTACGAGGAGGCGTGCCGCTCGACGCTCTTCCCGAGCTACCTGAACCCCATCGAGGCCGCCCTGAGCCGCCTCCTGCCGCGGTCCCAGACCGTGCGCTTCAGCGCCAGGGAGCTGCTGCGGCTCTCCGAGAAGGCCCGGTGGGATGTCTACAAGGTCGGCATCGAGACCGGGGTGATCCTCCCCGAGGAGGCGCGGCTCTCGGAGGCCCTGCCGCCCAACCTGACGGCCACCGGGAAGCCCGAGCTGCCGCCCGAGTTCGCGCCGTCGCCCACGACGCCCAACCCGCCCGTTCTGGAGGCACCGAATGCCTGACGACATCCTGACCACCGAGGCCCTCGACGATGCCGTCGAGGTGCGCTCCGAGGAGGAGCGGATCATCACGCTCCGCTTGGTCCCCTTCGGCGTCGTGGCGAACACCCGCGACGGCCGCGAGGTCTTCATGCCGGGAGCCTTCGACGGGGTGGATCCGTCGAGCGTCACGATCGAGTCCCAGAAGCACGGCGGCCCGCTGGTCGGCGTCGGGGAGTCAATCGAACAGCGGGATGACGCCGCCTACCTCGACGCCCGCATCGCGCGGACGCGGGACGGCGACGACCTCCTGGAGCTGGCCCGCAGCAAGGTGCTGCGGAAGGCCAGCATCGTCTTCGTGCCGACGCCGGCCGGCTCGCGCCGGCGCGACGACGGTGTCATCGAGCGCCACCGCGTCGAGCTTCGCCGCGTGGCCGTGCTGGAGCGCGGTGCCTATGCCGGCGCTCAGGTGGTGGCCGTTCGCTCGGCCGCAGAGGAGGAACCCGTCGTGACCGACACCCTGGACACCGCGATCACGCTGGAGCAGATGCGCTCCGCGGTGCGCGAGATCGTCATGGAGGCCATCCCGGCCCCCGTGATCACCCCGCCGGCTCCCACCGATGAGCCGTCGCCGCTGGCCCGCGCCGACTCCCTGGCCGCCCTGGCCGAGCTGGTGATCGGCGGCGAGACCGGCCTCAACCGCGAGATGGCCCGCGCCTGGGCCGACGGCGTCATCGCTGATGTGCCGTCCATCGCGCGGCCCGCGTGGCTCTCCACGATCTACTCGATCATGAACCCCGGCCGCCCGGTCGTGACCGCGTTCGGCCGCGAGGCTCTCCCCGACACCGGGATGGAGGTCGATTGGCCGACCTTCGACGGTGACCTGGAGGACCGGGTCGCCGTCCAGTCGGCCGAGAAGGCCGTCATCATCAGCAAGAAGGTCGTGCTGGCGTCCGACAAGGCGACGGTCAAGACCTACGCCGGCGGCCTCGATGCCTCCTGGCAGGTTCTTCGGCGCACCAGCCCGAAGTACCGCGAGATCGTCTACCGGATCCTGGCGGCCGCCTGGGCCAGCGTCACCGACGCAGCCTTCGGGGCCGACCTGGTCAGCAAGGGCACCGGCACCTTCACCCTCGATGTGACGACCGCCGAGAAGCTCCACGCCAGCCTGGTCGAGGCGTCCGCGAAGGTGGACGACGCGACGGGTGCGCCGGCGAGCTTCGTCCTCGCGGCCGCGGACAAGTGGCTGGAGATCGCCAAGGTGGCGGCCCTCATGCCGCCCGCCTACGGCACCCAGAACATCTACGGCACCAGCCAGGCCTCCACGCTCCGCGTCGAGGTGAGCGGCCTCCCGGTCCTCCGCGCCAAGGGCCTTGCCGACGGCACGGTCATCGTGTCGAACGGCCAGGCAGCCTCCTGGCTCGAGGACGGCTTCTTCACCGCCGAGCAGGACCAGGTGGCGAAGCTCGGCACCGACATCGCGATCTGGTCGCTCGGTGCGTCCGGCATCTTCATCCCGACGGGCGTCGTCAAGGCAGGGACCGCGGCCCCTTAGTCGGAGCTGACGAGCCTATCGCGCCTTCGCCAGCTCCACCGGTGACCGTCCGGCGCACCGTCAAGAAGAAGAGGTAGCCGTGGCAGCGCCCGCGTACCTGGAGAGCAACGGCAGGATGGCCCTCCCGTCCCGGCTTCGGCCGGCGGCGGGAGGCTCCCTCGACATCATCTTGATGCCGCGGCCGCCGCTCTCTACAGCCACGCTCGCCAACGCGAACCAGACTCAGGTCGCCAGCATCTCCTGGCTGGACGACGACGGCACCGGCCACCAGGAACCGCTCTGGCTCGCCTCCGCGCCGCCGGCATCGTCCGGCGTCGTGGAGGTGGACCGCTATGGCGGCACCTTCGCCCGCGCCCGAGCCGCCTTCAACATCGACTCTGGCACCCACGCCTTCACCTTCATGCTCGCCGGCACGGCCGGTCCTGGCGGCGCGGCCCTGGCCGACACCGCCGAGCTTCGCTCGATGGGCGGCGTCGTCTGGTTCGACCACAACGGAACGCTCGGCCATGTGAAGGGCCTCGACGGCAACGACGCCCCGGTGGACGCCGTGGCCGGGATGATCGACGCCCACACCCTCATGGGTGGCACGGTGGACGCCACCACCGACCCAGCGCACCCAGCGCTCCTGCTGGAGGTGCCGGCAGCAGCTCGCCGCCGCGCCACGCTGGGCGACCTCGTCCAGGGCCTCAACGACTATGTCATCACGCTGGTCGAGGTCAACCCGAGCGAGATCGACATCACCGGGGCCACCCCGGTGCCCGCACCCGAGCCGCCGGCTCCGCACGACCGCACCAACCTGGAGGTCTACGCCGCCGTGGCCGACCTCCAGAGGATGCTGGGCGGCGTCGGCGGGCAGGACGACGCCCGCTGCTCCTGGGCGCTCATCGCCGCGAGCTTCACCGTGGACGCCTATCTCGGCCGGACGCTTCCGACCGACCCGGTGGACGACCCCACGGTGACGGTGGTCGCGGCCACCGGAGGCGTGCGCCAGGCCACCCTGGCCCTGGCCGCCCGCTTCTACAAGAACCCCGAAAACTGGTCCGGCGTCTTGGCTCCCGACACCGTCGGGGCCTATGTGAGCCGGTATGTCGCGGACCTCGACCTGTACCTCATCGGTCAGCGCGAGAGCTGGGGCATCGCATGACCGTCAGGCAGGAGGTCGCCGCAGGGATCGCCGCCGCGTTCCCTGCGGTGGCCGTCTACGACTACGAGCCGGATGTCCTGCGCCTCCCGGCTGTTGTGGTCGGGGCCGCCGGCACCTACATGGAGCCAGACACCGCGTGCCTTCGGCAGTACAACCTGGAGATCGCGGTGGTCATGGCCGACGCGGATGAGCGCGACGGCCCCGTGGCTTGCGAGCAGATGATCGAAGAGGTCATCGATGTGGTCGAGTCGCTCGACTCTGCCACCTGGATCAATGCGACGGGTCCGACCCGTGCCGAGATCGGCGGTCAGTCGGTCATCACGGCGACCCTCAACATCAGAGCCTGGAGGAGCTGAACATGGCAGGAATCGGATCGCCGGTGATCGTCCGCAAGCCGACGATGACCGTCACCTTCCCGGCCCCTGGTGGGACCGGTCAGGCCGCGGAGATCGACCTGGCTTGCGCGGTGCGCTCGCTGGAGTTCACCGAGGACGAGCAGATCATCGAGCTGCCGACCTTCTGCTCGCCCGAGCAGACGGCCGTCGGCAAGACCTCGACCTCCGCGACCATCGCGGTCTACTGGACCGACGAGCTGGTTGACGCCCTCTCCTCGCACCTCAACGAGGAAGGCACCTTCGAGGTCATGTACAACGAGAACGACACGAAGGTGACCCGCTTCCAGGGCAAGATCGCCCGGATCCCGTTCGGGACGATCACCCCCGGCGAGGCCATCGAGGCCGACCTGACGGTCTCGGTCACCGTGGCCCCGACCCGCGTCACCCCGCCGGCCCCGTGAGCAGCGGCGCTACCGGGCAGCGCCGCTACTCGATCATGAACCTGACCGTGGCTCAGATCGAGGCGATCAGCGCGAGCCTTGGCCTCCCCAGCACCCGCTGGGACGAGGCCGAGCCGCTCACCGTCATGGCGAGCATCTATGCGGCCGTCGAGGGCCTCGACCTGGCCGAGGTGAAGAAGCTCACGGCCGCCGAGCTGACGGCCAAGGTGAGCATCGAGGATGAGGACGAGCCGGACCCTACGCCGCCGAGCGGCTGAATGTCGCTCGGTACGCAATGGCCCTGGGCTGGACGATGGAACAGGTCAGGCAGCACACCTGGGGCGACCTCGTCGCGATGGGCGAGGTGATCGAGGAGCGCGAGAGAGCGCGGAAGCGAGCTGAACGCAGGAGGAGGTGACCGTGGCGAAGCCCATTCGTCTGCGGTCAGGTGTCTATGTGACGGGCCTCAACGAGACCCTGCGCTTCTTCAAGCACCTCCCCGACCAGGTCGACCAGGACACCCGGAAGGCGTCGGGCCGCATCGCTGACCGGATCGTCGGTGAGGCCCGCATGGCCGCCGGCACGACGCCTTACAAGGTGCATCGCCTGGCCGCCCAGGGGCTGAGCCGGAAGCAGACGCGGGCCGGCAAGATCGACCGGATCCCGACCGTCGTCCTGGGCAACCGCCAGCTCCTCCCCGGCCGCGGCGGCCGCCGGAACACGATGCGCCAGCGCTACGACTCCATCGCCGCCGGCGCGGAGTTCGGCGGCAGCAAGGGCAGCAGGGCGGCCACCGAGGGCAAGAGGCAGCCCGGTGAGAGCTACACCTACCGCAGCGGCCGCCGGCTCCGCACCACGACCTACCGGCGGTCCACCTCGC